AAAGATTTGAAGATGGTTGAGTATTATGCTTTGAAAACTAACAAGAGTTTTTCACTATGAATACTAACGAAGACCATCCTCAACAATCATCTTTCGTAGTGCATACCAAATCTTCTGCGTCATTTTATCAACTTTGGTACGTGCTTGCTTTAGTTTAGCATATTCTTCATATGACATTCCAACTTGAAAGTCTGTGGTGTGCGAAGAATTCTTACCAGGATATGCATATTCAGATACTGTACGTCGCATCCAGTGTTTGTAGTTAGATGCTGCAACACCCTGATTCATGTGATATGGTTTACAACCAAGATAATGTGCCTTAATGAATTTCCAGTTAGGAACTTTACCAACATCAGATCGAAGACGAAGATCACCATTAGGACGAAGAATGGAATGAACTAAAGTATAGATTCTATTTCCATTTTCGATTTTTAACTTACCTATTTTTTTATCAATAGATAATCCCAGTGCATTTAATAATTTTTCATCATTATTCAAATAATCAGCAACTGTTGGTGTATATCCCAAAACAGAAGTTCCACCATCTACTGTATATTTTTTAATCCACTTTGATACTTCATCTTTATAGTCATACTTTTTAGTCAAACCATATTCAGAAGATTTGGCTTCATTAATGTCATCATTGGATTCTTGAATATAATTAAAAATACATTGATTTTTATTTTGGAAAACCTCTAATTTCGTTGGAACAAAATTCTTTAGAGCATTGAAAGCTTTTTGATCTTTCAGAAGAAAACTTGCGATTGACCTAGTGTCAATTTCATCAGTTTTATTCTTAGAGTCTGGATCAATACCATAAAGTTTTCTTGTTTTTGGAGTAGATTTCTGTGGGAATAATTTAATTTTTACTCCCATCTCATCAACATTTTTCTTTAACTCTGTTAACTGTTCAAAATTAAAAGGTTGTGCTAGAGTAAGTTTATGAGATTCTCTTAAATGGGCACACTCAACAACTAAAGTATCTCCACTTTTAAGACCTGGAACATTCAGGTTGATAAGATTTTCTTGTGGTAGTTTTCCATAAAACTGATCATTACCACTGTCATAGATATGGACTCTACCTTGTCCAACGTCTGCTGTAAATAAATTCATAATTTGAGTATTAGGTTATGAATACCGATAAAGGTATTTCCTATTGAATACTAATAAGTATTTCTTCGGTAAGTATTACGATCTGAAAACTAACAAGAGTATTTCGTCTTGAATACTGATTGACCCGAAGACTAATATTATAAAACTAATTCAGTCTTCTGTCAACTTGTCTGATGAGTATTGAGAGTTGAAAACTAACAAGAGTTTTTCTCGTTGAATACCAACTACTCAGACTCAATTATTATACCATAAAAAAACACCCTGTTAAGGGTGTTTGTAAGTTCCGACTTTCGTAGAGACCGCACGAAAGGTCTCAGTCTTATTTATTGTGGGGTTTCACTACCCTGGTTCTTTTTCGATCCGATATTGTACTTCTGTTCTAGTACCCACTCACTCTTTTCCTTGTATGGAAGAACCTTAATCTGGTTCAGTGGTGCGATGTCAATGATCTCATCCTCTGTACATACATCAATCAATCCCCAGTCAGAGAGGAGTTTGGTGATACGGTTTCTACGTTGTACATCATTGATAGTAAGGTTTGCATACTTACCATCAAGAGCAAATAGTTCTTTGAAGTGAACGATATAATACTTACCTTGCTTATGAAGGATATGACAGGACTGATATAGTTTCTTCTCTTTACGAGAAGCAACACCAATTCTAGTCAGGGTTTCACGGACTTTCAGGAAATCATCAGGTTCATTCAATCTGACCTCAATCATTTTATCTTGAGACCATTGAACCTGAGGTTCAGTAGTTTGACTCATTTTTTACTCCCACCAGTTTCAAGTCGTTGTTTAATGTATGTAATTTGTTCAGGAGTCAAAATCTTCATAACCTGAGATGCTTTCTCATTACTATAACCATAGTAACGTTTTACATAATCAAGATCTGATACTTTATCCTTCCGAATCCAAGGAGAGAATCTCTTCCTCTTTCTCAGAGTATTTAGATAAAAATTATATTGCAAATCTTTATCAAGGAAGTGATACTTGTTCATCTCTTGGGCATACATGACTGAATCCATGTGTCCAGACATACAACGATTGATAATGTAGGGTGGATACTCTTTTGCAAGATGGGGTTCATCACTAATAAGATTCTCTTTAGTAAAGTTAAGAGAATTCAACCAATCTTTAAGTTCCATAAATCAACGAATAATAATTTGAAAACCAAAATCATGATCATAGTGATCATGATAACCACGATGATTATGATGGATATGATGCTTTCTACCATGCATATATTGTCTTCCATGGTGACCATTTCCAGGTCTATGGGAGTGCCAGTGACAGTGACTGTATCCACGTTTGTGGTGGTTATGGCAGTGAGTGTGACTACCACGAGTATGATACTTAAACCCTTTACTGTGAGCCATTACAGGTGAAGAGAGTAAGAGAACTCCACCCAAAGCTATTAATAGTTTTTTCATTTAGCAACCTCAACTAAATCACGAACTTGATTGGCCATGGAATGATATCCACTACCGATATATATTTGTCCAGTCACAACTGCAATTGTTGCCAAACCCCAGAAGTAATAATAAGTTCTGGATTTCTTTTGTCTGGGTTTACTCATTTGAATTCACACTCCACCATAATTTCAGTTAGACAAGCCAACATATTTATTTCTTGGTCAGCAACGAAGCCACTTTGGTACTGATACTTCGCAATAATAAGTACAGCGGCAGCGATACCAGGACCATCAAGATGGGCGTAGATTGCATCGTATATAGAACGTAGCAATACAGTGGGATCGTTATCAAGATTATCAACAACCCACTTCCTAACTGCCGAGAAGTCTTTGGACTTAAGTTTTTTAAAGAGATCATTAGTTTTTACATCCGAAAAACTTGCGAGGATTCCTGAGTCGATTTTGCCCCCGACCGAATACCTTTGAACTTCGTTGAGTACTCTTCTCCAGTCTGGGAAATGTTTGTTGATAAGTTCTGCAAGGACTTTTGCGTCATATCCAACAGATTCTTGATCCAAGATTTGTTGGAGTCTTTTGAAGAACTTACCTGCAAGTTCCTGTCTTTCTTTTCCCCTAATGGCAAAGTCGATGACTGCACATCGGGAGTGGAGGGGAGCAACGATCTTGTTTTTGTAGTTGCAGGTGAAGATGAATCGACAGTTGCCAATAAACTCCTCAGTAAACGCCCGTAAGGCAAGTTGTACATCAGGGGTTGTGTTATCTGCTTCGTCAATGATGATGACTTTGTGTTTAGCAGTTGACGAAAGCGATACGGTCGAAGCGAAATTCTTCGCATTGTTTCTGACAGTATCGAGGAATCTCCCCTCATCGGATCCGTTGATGACATAAACATCTACTCCTAATTGGTTACAAAGTGCTTTAGCTACAGTGGTTTTACCACATCCAGGTGGTCCCGATAACAAAAGATTTGGAACCTCACCTTTATCTAGGAAATCAATAAAGGTCTTCTTGATGTTATCAGGAAGAATACAATCATCAATAGTCTGGGGGCGATACTTCTCCACCCAAACGAATTCATTACGACTCATACAAACTGCCTCAGTTTTGTCAAAATAATCTTGTAGGCTTCTACTATATCACCTTCTCCCTTACGGAACAAGTCCTTATCGAACCGTTCTGTTCTGTCTTTACTCCATAACCTCATGTTGTCTGGTGACAATTCATCAGCCAAGAAGAGATCACCATGGGCGTCATACCCAAACTCCAGTTTAAAGTCAACTAGGTCAATACCACACAATAAGAAGAGTGGTTGTAGCAGATCGTTAACATTTCGAGCCTTTTCGATCAGTGGTTCTGTATCAATACCCATCAACTTCACACGATCTGGTGTGAGTAAGGGATCATTCTTACTATCATCCTTGAGAAAGAACTCAATGATGGGAGGTTGAATAAGGAAACCCTCAGTGATGTTTGTAGTTTTTACAATAGAACCAGCTGCGATGTTCCTACAGATAACTTCCACAGGAGCGATCTTTAGTTTCTTACACCTCATAGTATCCAATGAAGGACAATCAATAAAGTGTGTTCTGATTGAGTTACTTTCAAGATACTCAAACAACATTGCTGTCATCAAACAACAGACTGTACCCTTTCCCTTTGGGTATTCAACCATCTGTCCATTTCCAGCAGTTACACAATCCTCATAACGAATCA